CATTCCGGTCGTGCCAGGCATCCTGCCAGATTGCGAAACCATCTTCGTCATGTAGTCCAGGGCCTGCGCCATCGGCGGCAGCAGCTTCGATCCCATCGTGTTGCCGGCGCCCTCGAGCGCGACCTTCAGGAGGTTGAGCGACGTGGTGAAGTCGTTCGCCTTCTTGATGCCGTTGTCGTCGAGGTCGACGCCGAGCTCGTGGGCCTTGTCCCGCAGGCGCTGCATCGCGTCCGCCCCCTGCATGAGCGCCGGGAGCGCGTCCTGGGGAATGTGAAGCGCGTCCGCCAGCACGCGGCGCGTCTGCGGATCGGCGATCTGCGAGAGCGCGCGGGCGATTCCCTCGATCGCCGCCGCCTGGTCGACGACGCCATTCTTCATGGGGATACCGATGCCCAGCTGGCGCAGCACCTGCAGCGCCACCGGATCCCGGCCGAATCGGGCGTCCTGCAGCGTGCGGCCCAGCGAGCTCAGCGTCTCGTCTGCGACGCTCGCGTCGATGCCCATGAGCTCCATGGCACCGCGGTACTGCTGGAGCACCTTCGTCGAGACGCCCATCGCCTGCGCGGCGCGGTCGGCCTGGAAGCCGGTGCGCGCGACGTTGACGCCGAGCGCGATCGCGGCGCCGCTCGCGGCGAGCAGGCCTCCGACGATGCCGCCAGCGCCCAGCAGGGCCTCGAGCGGGCCCAGGGAGAGGCCGAGCTCGCGGGAGACGCTGACGGCGGCGTCGGACACCTTGCCCATTGCCTTCGCCGCCTTGTCGAGGTGCATCTCGCGGGCGAGCGCGCCGACCTGACGCTGAACATTGACGAGCGGCCGCGCGGCCTTGCTCGCCTGGTTGTTCAGGTCGCGGAACACCTTGGTGTACCGGTCGAGTGCAACGACCTGCACCTCGAACTTGTTCGCCACGCGCTACCCCTTCGGTCGTTTGGTGATGCGGACCAGTTGCCGCGTCCACCAATCTAGTTCCGAGCGCGTGAGAGTCCACGCAGCGCGCGGACCCCAGTGGAAGAAGAAGGTCAGTTCGGCGGCGTGCTCGCCGAAGGCGTCGAGGAAGGCGGCTCCCCGAAATGGGCGAAAAAATCCGCCGCACGCTGCAGGTCGCGCTGCCGCATCTTCTCGGGGACCATCGGCGGCACGCTGCCGGAATGGGTGATCAGCACGAACAGACCGCCCATCGTGTCCTCGCGCGCGGCCAGGCGCAGGGCCTTGCCGGTGGGTTCGGTCAGCCGGATCTCGGCGTACTCGATGTCGCCCACCTTGATCGGCTCGCGGAGCGTCAGCACGAGCTCGTCGCCGAATGCTTCAGGCTTCGTCTCGGCCACGATCAATCCTCCACCACCGAGACGCCTTCGAACTCGGCGTCGAGGGTGCCTTCCTTGGTGTCGACCAGTTGATCGCCCACGCACCACATGCCGCGGCCGACGATGGTCTTGCCGTTCGACAGGCCGAGGACGATGGTCGAGTTGGTGATCGCAGCGACGGCGGTGACGCTCAGGTCGCCTCGATCGCGCAGGGTCATCGAGATGACGCCGGCTCGCGGCATCTCGCTGTAGCCGTGCACGCGATCCTGGCCGATCAGCGTCTCGCGCTTGCGGCTGGACACCTGGTACTTCGCGTCGCCGGCGACGAGGTAGGTCACGCCGTCGATGGTGAGCGAGACGATGCCCGCGAGGGCCTTGGGTTGGTCAGCCATGTCGGCCTCCTGGATAGTGGTCGGGGGTCAGTCCTGCGCGCTCGAGCTCAGACCTGGTTGCGGAACTGGGCCAGCACCGCGAAGACGCGCAGCTGGTCGATCAGCACCGTCGGGAACAGCACGTCGAGGCGGTTCGGGTTCACGGCGTTGCGCTGCACGACCAGGTTGGCGCCGAAGAAATCGGCGTCCTGCGCCACGCCGAAGTCGTCGACCAATTCGGCGTAGGCGCTGATCAGCTCGGCGCGCACGGTCTTCGGCGTCACGATGCCGCTGTCCGGGCCCGCCGGCGTGCCGTCGTCGGCCAGCTTCATGCGCGGGAACTTCGAGGTGATCCGCGTGCGCAGGAATCGCAGCTGGAACATCAAGTTGAACAGCGTCTCGATCTGCAGGTAGCTGTCGTCGGCCGACCCGAAGGCGTTCTTCTGGTAGGTGGTGATCACGTTCTCGATCGCCACGGTGCCGTCCGAGCCCACGGTGAAGGTCGAGATGCCGTTGAACAGCAGCGTGTTGCGGTCCAGGAGCACGAAGCGGTTGGCCAGCGGCGCCGCGATCACGCCGCGCACGGCTAGCGTCTGCAGCGGGCGCGCCGGGTCGATGCGCAGGCTGGCCATCGCCGCGCCCGCCGCGGCCGCCGCCCAGGCCGACACCGGCGTGGGCGAGCCGGCGGCGACGCCGAAGCACGTGGCGTGCTGGTCGTTGCGCGCGCTGCCGAAGGTCACCAGTTGCGAGAGCGTGCCGCTCTTGGCGGTGAAGACGTGGCCGTACAGCTGCTCGGAGTACGCCCAGCGGCCGGTGCTGTCGTTCAGCAACGTCTTCAGCGTGTCGAGCGTCGTCGTGTCGTTGTACGGGCTGACGATCGCGTCGAAGGTCTGTTCGCCCAGCGCCAGCAGCAGGTTCGTCAGCGACGGCACCGTGGCGCCGCCGGACATCTGCACCAGCGCCACGGTCAGGCCCGGAATCGCGGGCTCGCTGGGCAGGCCGAAGAAGTCGATCGCCATCGGATAGTCGTTGCCCTGCGGGCCCTTGCTGTCGGCCGTGAAGGTCACGACCCCGGCGGCGTTCGACGCGGTCACCGGGCAGGTCGGGTCGGCGTTCACCAGCGCGACGAGCGCGGTGGCCAGCTGCGTCGCCGACTGGGTGGTCAGCACCGGCAGCACGTAGCGCACGCCGCCGAGGTAGACGTAGAGCGTGCCGTTCGACGTCGCGGCGCCGCTGAAGGTCAGCGTGCCGGTCGCGGCCGCGCCGCCGGCGTCGTCCGCCAGCAGGCCGATCCAGAGCTCGCCGCTGGGGTCGTTCGCGCGGTATGCCGCGACGTCCGCCGCCAGGCGCGAGTTGACGCCGGCCAGCGTCGCGGCGTCGTTCGAGCCCGCGCACAGGTTGACGGTGTCCTGCGCGCCGGTGCCGGACGCGGTCTTCTGGCCGATGATCAGCGTGCGCTGGATCTCGGTTGCGGTGTTCGCCTTGCTGGCGTCGACCTCGCCGAAGAACAGCGGCACGCGCAGCGCGGTCGGGACGGTCTTGAAGGGGATGGCGCTCATGGTGGGCTCCTGGTGGGGCTCGGACGGTTGGGACGATCAGGCCGCGGGCGCGGCCGCCGGCTCGGGTGCCGCGGCGGGCGCGGGGGCCTCGACGACGTCGCCGTCGCGCAGGCGGCGCGCCCAGTAGGGGGAGAACTCGACCTCGCGACCCTCGGCGGGCAACCAGTAGCCGGGCGTGCCGCGCTGGCTGGGGTCGGGGACGCGGACGTCGGCGGATGCGGGCTTGATGAACATGGCGGGCCTACTGCGGGAGGTCGATCTGGAGGGTGCCTTCGTCGCGACCATCGGGGCCGCTGGTGCGCGGCGCCGGCGCGACGGAGTCGGGGAACGGTGGCGCCAGGTAGATGCCGCTAGCGTCGTACGGCCTGCCGGCGTCGACGTGGACGTCGACACCCTGCAGCGCGGGGTAGTCGGCCGGGTTCAGCACGGCCGGCTCGAACACCTCGAACAACTCGCATTCGAAGGTCATCACCACGCCGGCCTGGTACTTGCTGCCCTCGGCGCTGAACTCGGTTGTGGTGGTCACGCTGGCGATGCGCTGCAGTTGCTCGAGCAGCGGCACCAGGCCCAGCAGCACGAGCTCGATCTGCAGCGCCAGCGCCTCGATCCCGTCCTGCGCGGCTTCGGCCGTGTTCGCCGACACTCGGGCGATGACCTCGAGCGGCACGGTCGTGGTGGTCGTCACCAGCTGCTGCTGCACGACGTTCACCTTGCGCTCGACGCCGCACTGCAGGCCGACGTACGGCATCTGCTTCGGTGCGGTGGGCGTGACTGGCGGCGAGTCGAAGGCCGCGACGCCGGGCAGCGCCTGCAGCACCTGAGCCGCGGCGAGCCGCAGCTGGCGCCGTGCGAGCGTGGGTGCGCCGCTCATGCGCGCGTCGCCTCGAGGATGGCCCAGCCGTGGCTGTCAGGCTTGCCGTCGGTCACCACGTAGGTGATACCGCGTGCGACGAAGGTGTCGCCCTTCGCGTTGCGCGGGTCGAAGTCGGCCGGGAACTGCGCCAGGCGGATGCCCAGCACCGGCGCGACTTCGTTGACCTCGGGCTCCATGACGACTCGCACCGCGCGGGCGCCCTCGTCGAAGACGCCGTCGACGCTGAGCGTCGCGCCGCCCGAGATCGTGTACTGGATGGGCGCACCCTCGCCAAAGGCCTGCATGACAGGCCCGTGCACGAGGGCGTCCCAGTCCAGCACGGTCAGGCCTCCATGCGGCCGGTCTGCAGCGTTTCCGGACGGGTGCAGACGTACAGCGGGTACGACTTCGCCTCCATCTTGAACCACTCGTCGCGGTCACGGTCGATGATCGGCTGGATGTAGACCGACTGGCCGGGCTTGTTCATCCACTTGAAGGCCTCGCCCGGGGCCAGCGCTTCCTGGAAGACGCCCGGAGCGCCGATCGGGAAGAACTTCGCCTTGTTGTCGGGCACCTTGATCGTGGTGTTGTCGTCGCTGCCGCGGTAGTTGATCCATTCGACGCCGCCGAAGTTGAAGTGGTCGAACGCCGCGCCCGTGGCCGCGCGCAGGTCCGCCGCCGCGCTCCAGTTCAGGAACGTCTGCTTCACGTCCTTGTGGGTCGTGAAGGCGTCGTAGAAGGCGTCGCCGCAGATCGCGCCCACGCGCGAATTCGGCGTCCAGCAGCCCTGCGCCTTGCGCGCCACGGCCCGGATGATCTGGTTGATCAGGGGGCGCAGGGTGCTCTCGACGTTGGCCGCGAGGTTGAAGCCGAACTCGGCCGGCTGGGCGATCTGGAACTCGTCGTACCAGTTGTAGAGCGGCTGGGCGGTGCCCGGGTCGAGGCACAGGCCCTGGATCGCGCCCAGGCGCATGTACTCCTTCGTGTACTCCATCGACGCGTTCAGGCCAGTCGGACCGTTCAGGCGACGGTCGACTTCGGCCTGCACCTGCATGAGCTCCTGCGGCTGGCCGAACTGCACCACGTTCTGGAGCTCGTAGGCGTAGATCGTGTCATCGTGGGCCAGGCGCGGCGTCTCGAAGTAGCGCGTCGTGCGCTGCTCGGTCTTACATTACTTACC